AGCGTAGACGAAGAGAAAGAGCAAAAGGAAGCCTCTTATAATGGTGCTCAAATAGCCTCAGCACTTTCAATCGTAGAGCAAGTAAAATCTGGTATTCTTTCAGTTAGTCAAGGTAAAGCTGCTTTAATGGAGTTTTTAAGGCTATCAGAGGAGGTATCTCTAAAACTTTTAAAAGGAGATGACGAGTTTTTAACGCAAATATTTGAAAAAAAAATCCAAGACGGAAAGCCTTTATTTGATACAATAGAGGAGGCAGAGAGTGTAGCTCAGCAAATAGGTTGCGAAGGGTATCACGAACACGATATAGATGGAAAGACTTGGTATATGCCTTGCTCATCTCATTCAGAGATTAATGACAAGAATTTAGAGGGGTTTGATGCTATAACAAAATTTGAGACTTATAACGATTACCCAAAAGCAGCAAGTAGAAACGCACAGACTGCCCTAAATTGGGCTGAGAAAAACGGATGGGGTTCTTGCTTAGAGGCAACTGGAAAAAAAAGAGCCAACCAATTAGCTAAAAGAGATAATATAAGCCGAGATACGATAGCTCGTATGGCAGCCTTTGAACGTCATAGAAAGAACTCAAAGAAAAAGTTAGGCGATGGATGTGGTAGATTAGCTTGGTTAGCTTGGGGAGGCGATGAGGGGATTGCTTGGGCTAAGAAAAAGCTAAAGCAGATAGATGCTGGTAAGATGTGTTCTTGCAGTAGCTTTTCTAAAGACGAAAACATAAGCCACTTATTTAAAAATATAGGAGTATTAGAGAAAGATTACGAGGTAATAGATAGTTTCAATATTAATTTTGATACAGATGGTAGTCCTATTGAATTCGCTACTGACGAACAAGAAACAACGCAAGAAGTATTAAACGCTTTAAAGAACAATCCTTTAATGACATCGGTTGAGTTAGCTGCTTTGCTGGGATTAGAATTTGAGGAGCTTATAGGGGCTATAAATGTGCTTAAAACTGCTGAATTAATTACCATAGAGGGTAGTGCTTTAGGTTTGACAGATGTAGGAGCAAGAATAGCAGATGCAATAGTATTGCCAGAGAGAGAAGTAAAGTATAGATATGAGCTTAGACCAGATGCACCAGCTTTATCAGAGGGAGGAAAGTCGAGAGATTTTTGTAAAGATATGATGGGAATGGGGAGATTATGGTCAAAGCAAGAAATACAGACTGTGTTAGATAATGGTATGAAGTCAAGTGGCATAGCAGATGTTACTAATGTTTGGTTGGCTCGTGGTGGTTGGTATAGACGACCAGATACGACTACCTCAGTACCTTATTGCCGTCATATATGGAAACAAGTAATAGTTAGAAAAAGATGATTTTAATAGTTAGCCCAGCTTTTGTTAAAGAAAATAGTGTACTGCATTATAATGTAGATGATGGCTACTTAAAGCCGTTAATTGATAGTATTCAAAATACATTTATTCGACCTATTGTCGGTAGTGCTTTATTTGACGAGATACAAACACAAATAAAAAACAACAATGTTTCAACGTTAAACGAAACTCTTATTAAAGAGTATATGCGAGATGCGTTAAAATGGGAGGTATGCCACAAGTATACAAGGATAGGAACATATAAATTAAGAAATAAAGGAGCTGGAACTAAGTCTGGAGATAACTTTACTCCTCTAAGCGAAGGAGAATTAGTAGTAGCTAAAAGTATATACAAAGATAATGCAGATTTTTATAGACGAAAATTGCAATTATATTTGAAGGAGAATGAGGATAGCTACCCATTATATAAAACTCCTCCAAGTGGATTAGATGTAGTACACCCTGAACACGATACTAAATGGAGAAGTCAATTTATACTATAAGAAAGGAAGAGAAATTAAAGAAATATGTCGAAAAGTTTAACCATAAAGAACATAAGGACAATAATGGAGGGCATAAAGTCAGAACATCCACAAATCAACACAATCCTAAAAGGTAATATTTGGGACGTAGATTTAACAAAAGATGTTACTGGAAGCTACCTTATATATGACATTGTCAATATTACTCCTAATGGGTTTAACGGAATAGATTACTCTTTAGATATATTTTTATGCGATAATGTGACAGAGATAAACACAGAGTCAAACGAGGTAAGCGTACAAAACGAATGCTGCTTAATCGCTTTAGATATAATGAGCATATTTGAGAATTATAACAAGGCAACTTATGCCGACAAAGATTTAGCTTTGGTACTGAATAAGAACTGGAGCATACAACCATTCACAGAGAGATTTGATAGTCTTTATTCTGGAGCTGCGATTAGTATGTCGCTAAGTTCAGCATATGGCTACGCAAGATGTAAAATACCAATATAAAAAAAAATGACAATAACTGAACTACAATTATCAAGAAATGGACAGAAATATGTATCTGGAGATGTTACATTTACTGCTTCCGACAAAGTAGCTTATCTCGTAGTTAACGAAGATGCTACCTTTAGTAACCTAACCGACTTAAGCGATAACAACGTATTAACTGAAAGTGCCTTAACTGGTGCAACTCTTTCTGCTGGTATGATTATATCTGCCAAAAATGGTGGTCTTATGAAAAGGGTTAACGTATCGTCTGGAAGTGTTTTAGCTATATTTGGATAATGTATAGCTACGGATACCAATACGGAAAAAAAACTAAACGGATATCAGAAGGGCAACTGATATTTGATGGCTTTGTGGTACGCGTAGAAGCCGATGGCGGAGAAACAGAAAACAGAGAATGTGCTATTAACGATTTAAATGATTTAGTATGATAGATAAGGCAAGTTTAATACAAATACCAAGCGGATATAAAAACGGAAAGCTATACTCGGTAAAACCTACTCCAACGTATGGGAGTGAGTTGGTTGTAAATGGTGATTTTAGTAATGGAAGTACGGGTTGGAGTGATTTTGGCACACCTACAACATCGGAGCAATCTACCGATAGAGCATATCTTGGTAGTTATAGCTGGTATGTTTTAGCAAGTGTTTTTAGACAAGGTATTTTTTCTCTAAATAATTTTAGTTTAGTTAATGGTAAAACATATAAAGTTTCATTTTGGGTGTATGCAGTAGATGGAAATGAAATTTTGTCTGGAGTAACAAATTCAGATGCAACAGTTTTTACATCAAGAGTAGTAACGCAAGGAGAATGGAGTAATGTTGTATATTATATTACTGCAAATGCAAATTCTGCATCATACATAAGTTTATTATCATCTTCTTCTACATTAGAGTTTTATGTAGACAACGTATCTGTAAAAGAAATTACAAACATAGGCGACTTCACTTTCTCACGTTCATCAAGTGCAACGAGGGTAAATAGTGAGGGGTTGATAGAGGAAATGTCAACAAATGTTCCTCGCTTGGATTATAGCGATGCAAGTTGTGCGAGTTTATTACTTGAAGGACAGTCAACAAATTTAGTTACCTATAGCGAGGATTTTAGGTCAAATTCAAACTTTTCTACAAATGCACCAAATAGTATATTTGAAAGTGGATATTTAGCACCAGATGGAAGTTTAACGGCAACAAGAATAAATAGTTTTGACGGATATTATGTAGCACTTTCAAATTTAGGAAGTGGTGATGCAAGAAGTATGTATGTTAAGAGTGGAAATGGTCAAAATGGTAATGTTAATCTATTAGACAACAACTCACATACACATAGTTTATTTGAAGTAACAAATGAATGGAAAAGAGTTGAACTTGTTGGAAATGATACTTGGTTTTATATTGTTGATGGTAGGGGAGGAAGTTTAACTTTAGATGATGTTATTGTTTGGGGTTTACAGCAAGAAGATTTATCCTACGCAACATCCTACATCCCAACAAGCGGAAGCACAGTAACTCGCACCGCCGATGTCTGCAACAATGCTGGGACTTCTGCGACGTTTAATAGCACAGAGGGGGTGTTATTTGCAGAAATACTTAAAAAGCAAGATAATAATGATAATTTTATTTTAATTTCATTAAATAATGATGCAAGTAATTCTGCCGCAAATTCTGTCACGATAGGGTTTGATAATAGTGATAAATTTTTTTTTAGAGTTAAATCTCCAAGTGGAAGCTATACAAGTCAAACAATTTTATCTAACGAGAATCAGTTTTATAAAGTAGCATTAAAATATAAAAGTGGAGATATTGCTATTTGGATTGATGGAGTAGAAGTTGCAACATCTACTGTTTCATTTTTATTTGCTCAAACATTGGATAACTTATCCTTTGATTATAATGGTAATGGAACTTTACCTTTCTACGGCAAATGCAAACAATTAATAGTATTTAACGAAGCATTAAGTGATAGCGAATTACAAGCATTAACAAGTTAAGGGTAACAATTACGCATATAAAAAGAACAAGAGTAAAAAATGATATTTAAGAAATACGAATTTACAGATAGCCAATGGGCAACAATTAGACCAACTCTTTACAAAGAAGATGAGGAGGGGAATGAAACTTTAATACCAGAACTCAGTTCCATCGTTGAAATAGGACACATTTGCAAAGCATTTGATGAGGAAGGCGAATGCACAGATTTATCGCCGATGTATTCGGTTGATATGTTATTAAACGAAGAGGTTGAAAGTTTAGAGGATTATGAGGTTTATCCAGACCCAGTTGGCGTCCATACATTCGCTGGAGATAGTGCCTTATATTTAAAAGCTTACTGCATTAAATACCCAGAGAGTGAATTTTGTGTAGTGCCAGAAACTGAAGAGGAATAAATGAGTGTAATATCAAAAGCAAGTTTAGTATTAATACCGAGTGGCTACGGAGAGGATATACTCTATTCAGAAGTGCCGAATACTACTGCTGGAGATTTCACATTTACAAGGGCTTCGAGTGGCACAAGGGTAAACGCTGACGGATATATAGAAGATGTCCCTTGGAATGAACTTACTTATTCAGAGGATTTTTCAAACTCTTCTTGGGTAAAATCTAATGTTACAATAGGAACTTCAATACATACAAGCCCATTAGGTAATTCGCAAAAGGTTATAGGGAGTAACGATACTTTACTAAAGCTACTTTTTAAAAATAACATAATAACTCCTACAAAAACTATTTCAGCTTTGGTAAAGGCAGAGGGTTATAATTACGCAATTATTTTTACTGGAGGTGGAGCAAGGGTAGTTTTTGATTTATTAAATGGAGTTGTAGGGCATTCGATTGGAACTTTTCAAGATGCTTCCATAAATTCACAAGGTGACGGATGGTACATTATTTCTATGTCAAATCCAAACCACACAAGCTATGCGAGTGTTACTGGTGCTGCATCTGATAGTGTTTACGATAGAACTGGCAATGGTATAGACGGAATTTCTTTGGCATATATACAAGTAAACAAAGGCACATCACCAAAAACCTACATAAAAACAACGGACAGACTTGACGTCCCTCGATTGGATTATAGTGGTGGAGCAAGCTGCCCTACTTTATTACTTGAAGGACAGTCAACAAACGAAATTACATATTCAGAAATTTTCACGGAAAGCGGATATTATTTATGGAACTATTCTACTAATGCTTTGGAAGTGGCTGAGTCTAATTCAATAATTTCACCAGATGGAACACAAAATGCTGATAAAATTGCAAAAACTGCATTAAGGGTATATGCTACCGCATTTAGAAATGTAACATTAATTTCAGCCCAAAATTATTCTTGGTCTATGTTTATGAAGAAAGGAACTCACGATATAGGTTTTTTGTCACTTCAAAACGGAGATACTGAATATAAAGCATATTACGACTTAACTAATGGCACAAGCGGAATGTTAAGCGGAAGTGCAACTCACAAAATAGAAGACTATGGTAATGGTTGGTTTAGATGTTCTCTGCAAGATATTAGCTCTACAACTGATTTGTCTGTAAGATTTAATTTTGGAATGGCTTATAGCACATCTAATGAATATTGGTCTTCATCAAGTGAGGGCGAAGGGTTGTATGCTTACTTTTGGGGAGCTCAACTTGAGCAAGGCAATTTAACAAGTTACATCCCAACAAACGGAACGAGTGTTACGAGGGTGGGAGATGTTTGTGATGATGCTGGGGATGCAAGTATTTTTAATTCAAGCGAGGGGGTGTTGTTTGCGGAAATCGCAACTTTTATAAAAAATCCTCCTTTGTCTGTATTGGGGTTATCTGATGGAAGTGGAACTAACAGAATTAGTTTTCAAACAAACGGAGTTGATAATCAAATACTATTCAGAGTTGATGCGAGTGGCACACAAGCAAATTTTACCTACACTTTTTCTGATATAACAGACTTTAATAAGATAGCTTTAAAATATAAACAAGATGATTTTTCTTTTTGGGTAAACGGAGTTAAGGTGGGAACTGACACAGTTGGTAATGTACCTATTAATATTGATACTTTGGATTTTTATTATGGAAACGGACCATTCAAGTTCTACGGAAAATGTAAACAACTTATAACTTTTAACGAAGCACTAACAGACTCAGAACTTGAAGAATTAACAACGATATGAAAATATATTTGAGCAGCATATTATATTCTATACTTTTATTCTTTGCTCCTATAAAGGGGATTATATTACTTGTTGCATTATCTACCATTTTAGATACTGGATTTGGTATCTGGAAAGCTAAGAACTTAGGCGAGAAATTATCAAGCAAAGCATTCAGATCTGGTTTAGTACCAAAGTTAATATCGTATGTCGGTGCAGTAATGATGATTTATGGCTCAGATGTATTTATTATCAACTCGCTTATATCTAATCTTGTAGATGTGGAGTTTATGGCTACAAAGGTTATTGCATTAACGCTAATAATTAATGAAGCAAAATCAATAGACGAAAGTTTTGAAGCAGTTAAGGGCTATTCTATGATTGCTAAGATGTTAGAAATTATCAACAATCTGAAAAAAGTTAAAAAACAACTATAATTGAATTACGAGATATACATAACTGGACATTATCCACACGACAGACTTGCATTAGGTTGGGAGTATGTGAGTGCTGATGAGGAATTCAGCTATAATACCATAACTTTGTATATGTTCATATTCACAATAACAATCAATTATGAAAAAAAATAGTAAACAAAAAAGCGTAAAGATTCCAAGCTCTAAACATTTTAAGTTAGAAGAGTTTGCTTGTAATGATGGAACACCAGTACCAGAGGAATTTTATAGCAATGTACAAGAGTTGATGAATAACTTAGAAGTAATTAGAGAACATTTCGGAAACTTTGCTATCAAGATAAATAGCGGTTATAGAACACCAGCGTATAATAAATCAGTAGGTGGAGCTAAAAAGAGCCAACATTTAACTGCAAGTGCTGCTGACTTTAGAATGAATATAACTCCAAGAATTGTTCAAGATGCAGTAGAACAACTACAAAAAGACGGAAAGATTAAAGAGGGTGGATTAGGTAGATACCCAACTTTCACTCATTACGATATAGGCGAATACAGAAGCTGGTAATGTGGAATGAAGAGCAATTATTTGACTGGTTAAAGGAGTTTGTTTACTTTGACTTAGTTAAGGCAAAAAATCAAATGAGCCGATGGGATTGTTACTCTCCTAAGTTTAGACATCGTATTGAGCTTAAATGCAGAAGGAAGCATTATGATAGCTTACTAATTGAAAAGAGTAAATATGATGCTATGATATTTGAAGCTGGTAAGCATTTAGATATACCTATGTACATTAACTCTACTCCAGAGGGTATTTATTCATTTGACTTGTTAGAAATAGAGCCAGAATGGATATTTAAAAGCCTAAGAGCTACTACTCAATTTGCCAATAATAAAAACGTATTAAAGAAAATAGCTTTTTTAGATATTGATAATGCTATAAAATTAGAGCTTTAAAAGTTTTTGTCATAATTCTTACGTTCTACTTCGAGTTTAAAGAAGTGGAAAGACGACAATCCATTTATATGCGAATCAGTAGGAAAAAAATACTTCCAACCCTTAGAATAACCTTTAGGAATATAATAAAAAAAAGCTGCTGCTAATTTACCAGTATCTTTCTTAAATACTACTGAGGCAGTATGGTCTGACATTGGTATTATTTCATCTATTGCAAATGTTTCATTATTATAATTCCCTTCTCTATTGTGATTAGAAAATCTTTTTGCAATTATCTCAGCTTGTTCTTTTAATTCTATTGCTATTTGTTTGTTCATAATATTGCTTGTAAAACTATTATTCCGAGCATAACTAAACCTATCTTTCTGTTACGTTTAATTTTATGCTCTTGTATTTTTGATATGGTCAACAAGTCATTATTATCCTCTTCAATGCCATTTATATACGTTTTAAGCGAGTTTATATCTTTTTTAGTGTTATCTATTAGCTCGATATATTTAAGCTCTTTAAAATGGCTTATTTGTGATTGAGCCATTAAGCTATCTTTTTGTATTAGCTCAGTATAGATTCTATCCATTTGAGGATAAGTTATGCAAATAAGGGTATCTCCTTTATTATCTGTTAATTCTATCTGCGAATAAGCGAATACGTTCGCTACGAGGCAAAATATGGTAATTACTTGTCTTGCGTTCATAATATAATTTAATAGTATCTGATTTTAATTGTAGTGTATCTATCTCGTTAAGCAGTCCGTCAATATCGGTTAGCTTTGGTTGTTCGATAATCGTTTCTATTGTTTCCAGTTTGCCGCGTTTAGAAAGCAAATCTGTTATTATAACGATTTGAACTATAATAGTAATAATTGCGTAGATTAAAATGTGTTTATTCATAATTGTTGTTTGACTTTGTGCCAGTATTTAAGTGTTGATTGTTTCTTATATCCATTCCAACCGCCATTCCAATTTCTGGCTAACTTTTCATTGGTTGGGTTTGTGGTGTTTTGTTTAATTACGTTAAACATTTCTATGGATTTTACTTTATTCCACCTATCAGACAACTGATATTTGTTATATCCTAAAAGCCTATTAACCTCTCGGAGCATTATAGGTCTAATTTGTAAACACCCTACTGCATCCTCTGAGATATTATGTGCTTTTATATCTCCTCTGCTTTCAACGTAAATTATAGCGTCTATTAAATTGTTTTTAGGAATACTCCTAACTACTCCCATTGAGGAAGTAGTCAGAAATAAACCAACATTTAACACAATTAAAATTAATTTCATTTGTATCCTAATTTAGCTTTAACTATATCGGCTTTTATGCCTTTACGCTTTGCCCATTCTTTGCCCCTTAGCTCTTCGTAATCTTGTTGAATTTTACGAGATGCTCTGGTAATTGTTAAAACATTTTTGTAATACTCAGCGATAATCATAGCAGACAATACGTTAACGCCGTAAGCATTTTGTAAGGCTCGTCTAATCAGTTTTTTAGGGTTATCTCTCATTTCTGGGTTTGTAGTCAATAATTGCTTTACTTCTTTTGTGATGTTCATAAGTTTGTTTTTATAAATTCGTTTAATCTGGTGTAATCTTTCTTAAATTGTTTATCATATTGCATTAAGTCAGCAGCTTGTTGTATTGAGTGTATGACTGTTGAGTGGTCTCTGCCTCCTAAAGCAGCTCCAATAGTTTTTAGAGAGCTATTAGGCATATTATCTCTGGCAATATAGCAAAACATTTGCCTACATATAACCTTTTCTCGATGCCTTTTAACTCCTTGTATCTCTCTTTGGGGTATATTGTAGTATTTAGATATACAATTTAGCAACTTATCAAAGGTTAATCTACCCTTTAAGAAACTATCGCTTTGCCATCCTCCTAACTTTTCAATCCCAGCAGCCGAATAATAAGAGGGCTTATCTTGCTTAGGGTAATATTTATACTTAATATCTCCATATTCGTCTTTTATAGCTACTTGTTCTATCTGACCCATTTTAACAAGGTCAGTTATCTTTCTATTTGCCTCTACCATACCGACCTTTCTGCACAATCCTAAGATAGTATTAAGGTGGGTGTACCCTTTTTTAAGCGTATTGCGAATAAATAGGTAATCTTGATTTTCTGTTTTATAGTGTTTTACTAATTTCATTGATATATTCTCTTGATTGTTCTACTTTTAATTGCATCTCTTGCATAACATCCTCATCATATTCTATATCAAAGGTCTTTATACGATACTTACTATTTATTTCTGTATAGTCGTGGCTCTCCTCAAAGGTTAATTCCTCTGGTGTGTTCATTAAAACATACACTAATTGAGCTTTATGCTTACCAGTTAGG